TGCATTACAAAAATTAATTTTGAATAAGGTAGTTGTATTGAAAAATTTGAAAACCGAAAAATATGGTCGTGTATTGGCAGACGTATATCTTGGGGATTTACATGTAAACAAATGGTTGCTAGATAATAAGTATGCTGTGCCATATTCAGGTGGAAAAAAGACAGAAGTGGTCTAACGTTGTTGTTATAATTGTAAATTTAGGGCGCAGGTGCGTTATACATAGAAGGCACGTCTTCTCCAGTCGTAAAAGTTAGACAAAAACTAAAGTCCATATTGTTTAAATTAATAATACGCCCGTATTCGTCCAACATTTGTATTTGCATTTTTTCAATGTTTACTGGTCCGTAATATTCACGTGGTGTTGTAATGAGTCCAATGTTGCTAAACGTAACTGCAGCAGATACGCTAGACTGAACGGCTACTCTTGCAAGAATATTTTTATTCAAGAGAGACTCGTTGAATGCGCTAAAAAATGTATTGTTTGCATTATTATAATCATCAATGGCTAAATAGAGATAGGATGCGCCTGCCAAATTCAATACACCTTCGCTGACATAGGCAGAGTTGTTTATATAAATGCCGTTGCGAAATCCCAGTTTCCATCCGAGTTTTAAAGGCAGAGGGGTTGAATAGTCTGGCGCTCCAGTTATGTCTGCTTGTAAATCAATGATAAAATTAAATGGAGTATCAAAGGGATAACTCTCATTTACTGCAACAAGAAGCTGACTTGATCCGCTGGTACCAGTTGCGTTTTCATTGACAGAAAAATAGATGTATTGTAAGTAAGTAGAGGTGGATAGTGTTGCCAAAAAGGTGTTAATTAAAGTAACAGCATCTGGTGCAGTAAAATTGCCATCTGGAACAATAATAACAGTCTCTTCTAGGTCGCCAGCAGACTCTGAACCGGCACGTAGCCAGAAAAAATTATTTCCAAGCATTTTGCTGACGGAATAAAATGCCGTTGGCGGAAACTCAATGGCCGACAATTCCATGGTAACAACCGAATTGATTTTCATAGGTAAGTTGATATGAAAATTGCTTGATTGCGTTACATAATAACTTTCTCTAAACCTAGTATCAATATTCAAAACAATACTTCTGTTGCGTTTTTTCACTGGATTAACCCACCCAGGAAAGTATTCGCTTGGATGTGTTGGCATGTATATTTGAGTAGGTACCTTGGCGGGCTCGGGCTTAATAGTCGCTACGGCAAGACTCGGAGCTTTATCTGCCAATAAGATTTGTTTGGCCTGTTCAATAAATTTCAGTGTTTGTATTTTTACCATTGGTTCAACTGCACCATCAGATAATATATTCTCTCTTAATATTTGTTCCTTTTGTAACAAGTCGGTATCTGTATAGGTTGGAGTTAGTTGAAACATTTCTTCTAACTCAACCTTGGTATAATTATTCAGATTTAAATCGAATTTACTCATTTGTTGTATATATATATATTTTATAAAACAAATTTGCCCCAACTAACATATAATCGTCAAGAGACTGAAAATAATATATAAAAATTGAATTAAAAGCATAGTATCATACTAAATAGTATCAATCATATGGAATTATCAGAAGAACAGCAATTCGTTTTCAATAAATATGTTAATGGGGATAATATATTTATTACTGGACCGGGGGGGACAGGCAAATCAGCACTGATTCGCGAGATATATAAACATGCAAATAGCTACGGAAGGAAGATACAAGTATGCGCACTAACAGGTTGTGCGGCATTATTGCTTCAGTGCAAGGCAAAAACTATACATTCGTGGGCTGGAATAGGTCAAGGGGTAGGTCCGAACCATCTAATTATTGAGAGGGTTACAAAAAATAAGTATAAGCAGAAAATTTGGACTGGCGTGGATATTTTAATAGTAGACGAGGTAAGTATGATGTCTAAAAAACTATTCGATCTATTGAATGAACTTGGAAAACGTGTGCGAAAAGATAAAGATAAGCCATTTGGCGGTATTCAAGTAATATTTTCGGGGGATTTTTATCAACTGCCGCCAGTGGGAGATAAAGACGAACCCGAATCCAGCCAATTCTGCTTTGAGAGCGACGACTGGAACTCAGTGTTTTCAAGAGAAAATCAGATTCCTTTGGTGAAAATTTTCCGGCAAGCCGACCCAGTTTACGCAAACATTCTGAATCAGTTGCGCGAAGGTAAGTTGAAACGTAGTTCATATGAGATATTGCAAAGCCACATTGGTAAACCGATTGCTGGCGATAGCGATATTCAACCAACTAAACTTTATCCGCGACGCCACAGCGTAGAATCCATTAATAATAATGAAATGAACAAAATTGAGACGGACGAAAAGAAATATCAAATGAGACGACTCGTAGATTTGATTCCAACTAGGAAGACGTACAGCAAAGATGAGGTTGATTATGAGTATAAATATTTGGAGTCGAGCATACAATGTGAACATTACGTTCAGTTAAAGATTGGGGCGCAAGTTATGTGCGTAGTTAACATGGAAACCTCGTCTGGATATGCATTATGCAATGGAAGTCAGGGGATTGTTACCCGTTTCAATGAACAAGGCCTCCCAGTAGTGAAGTTTCGCGGAATTCCAATTCCAATACTGGTTGAATATCATAACTGGGTAAGCGAGACGATACCAAGCATAGGTATTGCACAAGTGCCACTCATATTGGCATGGGCCTTAACAATACACAAGGCACAAGGGGCGACACTGGACTTGGCGGAGATTGATGTCGGCAACAATGTGTTTGAATGCGGTCAAACATATGTCGCATTGTCGCGAGTAAAATCGCTGGAAGGGTTGTATTTAACCGCGTTTAATTATCAAAAAGTATATACAAATAAAAAAGTGAAGGAGTACTACAAGGAAAACGTTTATTTTGAAAAGAAAGCGGTCGCTACCCCGAAATCGGAATAGTGAGATTCAGTAGATTATAGATTATATATTATATCATACCATATTAAATGTTATTTTTTATATGATATTGTACTATGCTATTTGAAACGACGCTTTCATATGAAAATATATTGCTTATTATTGCAAATGTCATTAACCTAGTTTATAATATTCCGCAAATGGTGCGGACATATAAAACGAAATCGGCAAATGATTTTGATGTATGGTTTCTAGGATTGCGTATATTCTATAATTTTTTATGGATATTATACGGAATAGAGGTTGAAAGCATGTTGGTGTGTCTTAATAGTATCGTAACTATTCTGGCGACAGCATTTGTTAGTTATTACAAATATGTTGGGTACACTAATATGAAAAATAAAATAGTAGCGACTAATGAACCAATCGCAGATACTGAGGTTGATTAAAGAAAAACAATAAAAAACAAGGAGTTAGAAGGCGTTGGCTCCTTCATATCTCATTGTGTTTTTTTATTGTTTTTTATGGTTTTATGGTTTTTATGAGTATCTTATTCATGTTCTACGTAGGCGCGTCCGTCATCCGCAAAGGCAATGCTAACAAATGGTTCTTCCGTCGCGTCATCATTGTCATCAACATCAACATCAATGGCCTCATCATAGCAATGCACTGACTTTGTGCGCATAAGTGGCGGTGGTGCAATTTTGGCACGTTCATTCACGAAATGATTTTCAATCTCAGCGCGGAAATTCGCTGCATTGTCCGCGCTCATTTCCATAGAGTATGCTGGAGTACAATTGGTAATGTCATCGGTGAATGAATCGTCGCATAGATCATGATTGTCGTCGTCTTGGCAAAATGCAATATCGCATGGGTGAAGAGCTGCAGCATACTCAGACGCATTGCATGGATGGACGGCATCAGCTTCATCGTCCTCACTATCATCAATCTCGTCATTTAGCATAGAGGTGGTGAGCGGTCCATTGTCGAATCCAGTGCCGGTTGACAATAACCATTCAGGGTCCTCCAAATATCTGATGCGAGACTTAAGGATCGCAATTTCTTCTTGCATTTGAGGAATGACTGCCAACTTTTCGGTCAATTCGGCAATCTTGGATTCAAAAGTCGCCTGCAAAATGCGCATGTTTTCGGCGAGCTGATTGATGTTGAGATGAGTCTCCGGGATTGGCTTTTTGTTTTCACATAAGTCCCAATAATGGCCTTCGTTGTCGACAACGAGGCGATAGGACTGGTTGATTGCATGCTTTAGGATCATGGCAGATGTTATGACATTATGGTAAGCATTGAAATGAACAAATGCTTGACGGATACGCGGATTGGTTTCATGAGGAGCCAAGAAATCTACGCGGTTAACTTGGCCAATCGCAAGCTGGTCGAAGATGTATGTAACCATTTCGCTGGTGTAGGCGACAGGAATATGGGGAATGTAAACGCTGTGCATACTTGATACTTGATAAATTTGAACTTTAAATGTTGTAGTTATTAAACTGATGCATATAACTCCTTCACGCGTTTTCATTTCAATTTTTTTTACAAAAAGAAAATTTGAAATAATAATTATTATAGTCGCTTCCTACGTCCTAAATAAGAAGCCGCGGTAGTTCCCACCATTCCGTATGCAGAATGTGGCTTGTAAATAAAGTTTTTACTATAGGTATAGCACAAGGTATTACTACAATTGTTGTATATTTTGTTATATGGGAGCAACACCGTGTCAAACATGGTTATATAATTACTTGCTTTATGAACACGATTTGCAGATGCAGTTTGCGTAACAATAGTCATGTATACTATACCAATATATAAAAGTTTTATTTTTGTAGTGGGATTACATTCAATATAGTCAATGTAATCTCAATTTCATTTATTTTGAACCTCCACACGAACTGCACCCCGACTTTGCATTTCGAACGCGATTAATCATTCCCATATTACTTAACCCGCCAGATGATTCATTTGCAGAACGTACTATTTGAGCTCGCTGTGCATTTAGAGCCGGGATAGCTACTTGTGTTTGCATGGAAGGGTGGTAGGAATGTCTTAAAACTTGCATAGTTATTTTTGCAGGCATGTATATTACTACTAAATATTTTAAAATTATAAAAATTCATTAAAGTTAAGTTGCGCGCGCACGCTAAATTAAAATTATTTTTTCTGTGAGACATATTTTCCAGAAACGAATAATCATCAAACAACAAATCCATTACAATATGGGTATAACATCGCCACATGCAATCTTATACTTGCATTGTAAAAGGAAACTATCGCTTCGGCTATATCCATAATACTGATTTTGTTCCTGACACTCGTATGTAGGACACAAGCAATTACCTTCACTGGAAAAGCTTGCCGGGTCAAACATGGCATCATTTACTTTCTCTTCTACATTATCCACAAAAGCTGCCGATAGATTTCCATTATCTGGTGAACAATTGCAACCCGCAACGATGCCCGTTTTAAAGACCTTGCCTCCATATATTGGGTATGCTGGGTCGAAGGGAATTGGTGCTCCAAAATATGGTGGTACGGCTTGCTGGCGAAGTGGCGCCTTTCCTTTAATTCGGGCTAAATATCTTGCATATGAGTTGTGTTTAATATCTACGCCTGCTCCACCAGGAGATAATGCGCCAGGACGCAATCTAGTAATGGTGTACTTTGTGCTATTACCGCCAGGATTTGTGCCAGGTGCGTTGGCCTTTTGTATATGTCGTTCTTTACGATCGCTCATTTGATTCCAGTTAACACCATACCTTGGGTCAGGACGTTGATATACTGTTAATGCGCCTACATTCATAGTATATTCAGAAGCCGGCACGCGCACAGTATTCTGAATAATTTTTTGTCGCTGGTATTGGGTAAATGGCGCGTTTCCAGTTAGATTTAGG